TATCATACTAATATAAGGTGGTCGCAGTGTAAGTATCGAACACCGAAATAAATTCAACAATACCCTGATCGGAAACGGTCGGGGTTTTTTTTATTGCGCAAAATTCAATGAGTAACCAATGCAAGATAACGGATCGCCTAACAATGGCATTGACATCATAGCAACGGTTATTTCTCTCGCATTTTCAGGTTTAGGCGGTGTGGTTAAATATATCACCGCAACACAATCAGCAGGCTCACCTGTGAAATTATCTTCCGTAGTCTCTAGCTTTCTAGTAGGGGCTTTCAGTGGAATGGTTGTAGCGTTTTTCTTAATGTCTCAAAGTATCGACACTTTAATGATTATCTCAATCGCTGGAGCGTTTGGGTATTTTGGCGTGCCTGCTTTATGGGGGTTGCTAAGGGTATTCTTTCGCCAGATTGGTGGTTCGGTTGATGATTTACGTCCCGATTATTCAATGAAAGATATCGAAAGAGAAACCAGTAAAAAACAATCACTTCGTCACGATGAAGAGGTGTCAACCAATGACAACGAGGAAGATATTTTAATCGATGGCACGGAAAACCAAGATGATGATATGAGACCAAGAGGAAAATGGAATGGGTAGAGAAAGAGCCGCAAGATTAGGAATTGCACTCGATAGAGTATTTGCCTGTTTCTTATTCGCAGGCTGTATAGGTTTGTCGGTGCAGATTTATAGCCAGAACAAGAGTTTGGAGCTGTTACAGGATAAGTACGACCAGACAGTACAGTTAGCAGAAGAGCGAACGAAACGGATTGATGCTCTTCGGGATATGGTAAGTGATAGAAATGACAGAATCGAATTCTTGCTTAGAGAACAAGCAAAGGAGCGTAAGCGAAATGAAGATAAGCTGGATGGGATTAGTAAGATTGTTCTTTCAAGTAAATGTGTTCGTAGCGATGGTGTTAGTCGTGCTGTTATCGACAGGCTGCTTAAATCCGAGTAAGCCAGTTGAGAAGATTAAGATTATCCGAGTAACCATTCCAGACAATCTTTTAGTGACTTGTCCGAAACCAACATTAAACGGTGAAAAATCTTCTGATGTTGCTGTTTACGCTGTAAAGGTCACTGACCAATTAAAAATCTGTAACAGTCGAATTACACAAATTAAAAACCTAGTGAATGACTATGAACACGAAATCGAGCAAGACGCTCACAGTGAATATCAATCGTTAGGCTTTGAGAAAGATAAGGTCGACCGTGACGACAAAGGTCGAAACAATGGCAAGGGTAGAGGACGATAAAATGTTAATTTCCGAAACGGTATTCAATAGAGTTTTCCCAAGAGCAATTAATGGAATGTATCAAGCGATTGATAAACACATTGAGTTAGCAGGTTGTTTCAATAAGCAACAACAAGCGATGTTTCTTGCTCAATGCGGACACGAAACAGCAGGATTTACTACATTAAGCGAAAACCTAAATTACTCAGCCGATGGACTAATGAGAGTTTTCCGTAAGTATTTCCCTAATCCTAATATCGCTCGCCAGTATGAACGTAAGCCAGAAAAGATTGCGAGCCGAGTATATGCCAATCGATTGGGTAACGGGACAGAAGAAACAATGGACGGCTGGAATTATCGTGGTCGTGGCTTAATTCAAATCACTGGCAAAGATAATTACATCCGTTTCGCTCGTTGGTTAGGCGAAACAATCAGTCCGAAAGAAGTATCAAATAATTTAGAGTTAGCTGTTAAGGCTGCGGTGTGGTACTGGATATTCAATGAGCTTGCTTCACTTGATTCTGTTCAAAAGGTAACAAGCCGAATTAACGGCGGTACAAACGGATTAGATGACCGTTGTCGATTATTCCGTGCGTTAATGGTGGATTAATTATGAACAGATTAATTCTGATTTTTCTAGCGGTAGCAGTTAGCCTGTGCGGTTGGATTTGGTTTCAACACGGAACGATAAATGACTTAAAAGCCAAAAACCAAACACAGGCTAACCTTATCGCAGAACAAGAAAAGGTTAATCAATCTTTGAAAGATACGATTGAAGTAGAACGCCAAGCGGTAGAACAACAGAGAGTGTTGCATGATGAAATCAAACAAGCAAGCCAAGATAAAATTCAAGCGGTTAGAAAGATTATTAAGACACAACCTTGCTATAGCACTCGTATTAACGATGACGCTATTGAGCGGTTGCACTAACAAGGTAACAACAAAGACGGAATACATTTATCCGCCACAGGCTTTCTTAGTGCCTTGTGTGAAAACACCATTTATGGGCAACACATACGGCGAAGCAGTAGAGCATCTAATCATAGTGCAAGGCGAGCGTGATATGTGCGCGAGCCAAATAACAAACATCAATAAGTGGATTGAAAATAGTAAGGCAGGCAAATGATGGAAGTAGGCAATATTGTAAAACTCCGTAACGGAACATTGTGTGAAGTAATCTATGAAACAAACTTCGGTAAATGGTTATTGGTTGAAAAGACCGAAACAGAAGAACCGCCATTTAGTCACTGGCATAATGCCAACGGTACATTCTATGCTGATGATGAGAGTCAGTTAGATGTAGTAGAAGTAATTAATCTAAACTAAAAAAATACAAAGGATTTCCCTATGCCAGACGTGAAAGAGAAATCCACGTCTAAAGGCGTGGTGAAATTAACCCCTAAGCAAGAAAAGTTTTGTCAGCTTTACATTGAACTCGGTAATGCAAGTGAGGCATACCGTCAGAGTTATGACTGCTCAAAAATGGCATCTAAGACGGTTAATGAAGTTGCTGCAAGAATGCTGACTAACTGCAAGATTGCCGCAAGGGTGGAAGAATTACAGCGAGAACACAGACAACGTCATAACATTACAGTCGATAAGATTATCGCAGACCTGCAAGAAGTTCGTGATATTTGCATGGGGCGTAAATCTGTAGTTACTACAGAAGTTATTAAAAACGCTCAAGAGGGTAATGTTAAAGCGGTAGATAATCCTGTCTTTGTGTTCGAGCCGACAAGTGCAAACAAAGCCTTAGAGTTATTAGGCAAGCACTTTGGAATGTTTAAAGATAAATTAGACGTAACCACTGGCGACAAACCACTACCAACAGTAATCAATGTGACATTTAGCGATGAGCCTTGATATTAAATTTCCGACAAAGTTTAGAGCGCTATTTGAAGATATATGGCGTTTCATTATCTTCTATGGCGGACGTGGTTCTGGTAAGAGTTTTAATATAGCGAGAGCGTTAATTATTAGAGCTTATCACAATCCGACACGTGTGCTTTGTTGCCGTGAAATTCAAAAGTCTATATCTGATTCTGTTATTCAGATGTTAATCGACCAGATAGAGAGATTAGAGCTTCAAAACTTCTTTGAGGTGCAGAAAACTCAAATTATCGGTCAAAATGGTTCAAGATTTACATTCGCAGGGTTAAAAACCAATATCACCTCAATCAAATCAATGACAGGTATTGATGTTGTTTGGGTGGAAGAGGGCGAAAACGTATCAAAAGAAAGCTGGGATGTGTTAATCCCAACTATTCGAGAAGATAAATCTCAAATTATTGTCAGTTTTAACCCTAAAAACATCCTGGACGACACCTATCAGCGATTTGTAATTAATCCGCCAGAAAGATGCTCTTCTGTGTTGGTTAATTGGCAAGATAACCCGTATTTTCCAAAAGAACTATTGGAAGATATGGAGCAAATGCGAGAGCGCGACTACGAGCTTTATAGACACGTTTACGAGGGCGAGCCAGTAGCTGATTCGGATATGGCGATTATTAAGCCTGTATGGATTGATGCAGCGGTAGATGCTCACGTTAAACTTGGTTTCACTGGCAAAGGGTTAAGAAAAATCGGCTTTGACGTAGCGGACGAGGGTGTAGATAGTAACGCTAATGTATTCTCGCACGGCTCAATCGTCTTAGATGTTGATGTTTGGAAAAATGGCGATGTGATTGATTCAGCTAATAGAACAAATCAGAACGCCATTAAACATTCAGCGGATATGATTATCTTCGATAGTATCGGTGTTGGCGCCGGTGTAAAAGCTCACTTCAAGCGATTGCCTAAAACTGTTCAAGTTGAAGGTTTTAATGCTGGTGGATCGGTGGCTTATCCAGAGCGTGAATATATCAAAGGTAAGAAAAACCAAGATATGTTTTCAAATATCAAAGCTCAAGCATGGTGGTCGTTGCGTGATAGGTTTTACAAAACATATCGAGCGATTAAGCATGGTGACACCTATCAAGATGATGAATTAATCAGTTTATCAAGCAGCATTAAAGAGCTTGAATACCTTAAAGCTGAATTATCTCGCCCTAGAGTTGATTACGATAACAATGGACGGGTTAAAGTCGAGAGTAAAAAGGATATGCGAAAACGTGGCATACCGTCACCGAATATGGCTGATGCGTTAGTGATGTGTTACGCACCAACAAAACCAAAATCATTATTGGATTTATAGATATGAAATTATTTGACGGGATAGCATCTCTGGCGTTAAAGCTTGGATTAAAGCAAGAGCAGACAAACTATGTTGCAAGCTCAATGTTGACTGAAAAGAGAGACGAGTTAGAAGCTTTATGGCGTGAAAATTGGATCGCCAATAAAATCTGCATTAAACGCCCAGAAGATATGACAAGGGCGTGGCGCGATGTATTCTCTAATGATCTTGATTCGGAAAAGTTAGATGCTTTTACCAAATACGAGCGAAGAATTAAACTTCGTGAAACACTAACTAAAGCCTTACAGTGGTCAAGTCTTTACGGTTCTGTTGGTTTATTGATTGTTACCGATGCAACGAACTTAAATACGCCATTACGACCGACTGAAAAGCTGAAACGATTAATCATATTACCTAAGTGGAAAATCAGCGCAACGGGCGAAAGAGAGACGGATTTAACCGATTCTAATTTCGGCAAATACACAGCTTATCAAATCAGTAGTGATAAAGAGCCATTAATTGTTCATTATTCAAGATTATTGATTATGAACGCTAACGATGCTCCACTGTCCGATAATAGTATCTGGGGTGTTTCTGACTTAGAAAAAATTATTGATGCGTTGAAACGCTTTGATATTGCTTCTGCCAACGTTGGCGACCTTATTTTTGAAAGCAAGATTGATATTTTCAAGATTGAGGGATTATCTGACAAGATTGCAAGCGGATTCGAAAATGAAGTAGCGAACGTAATCGGTGCGGTACAGGCTATCAAGTCATCAACTAACAGCTTATTACTGGATAAGGAAAACGAGTACGACCGCAAAGAACTCTCGTTTGGTGGATTAAAGGACCTTATCACGGAGTTTCGTAATGCGGTAGCTGGCGCAGCAGATATGCCAGTTACCATCTTATTTGGTCAGTCTGTTTCTGGTTTAGCAAGTGGCGATGAGGACATTCAAAACTATCATGAATCGATTCACCGATTACAAGAAGCGAGATTAAGACCTGTTTTAGAGGTGATTGATACTCTGATTTGTAGCGAGCTATTTGGTGTCCAGCCTGATGATTGGTGGTTTGAATTTTTGCCTTTAACCGTTGTTAAGCAGGAGCAGCAAATCAATATGCTGAACACGTTCGCAACTGCAACAAATACGCTAATCCAGAATGGTATCGTAACAGAGCAACAAGTAGTGAATGAACTACGAGAAAGCGGACTATTTGCCAATATCTCGGCTGATGACATTGAGGACATGAATAATGCTGATGAACTTGCCGGAAATTTTGAAGAGCCAGAAAACATGGAAGGCGCGCAAGTTCAGACCGATTAAGGTCAGCAAGCGAACCGAGCTTTGGTATAGACAACAGCTTAAGCAGCTAGTCAAAACAATGACCGATGATGTAGAAAGGGCCATGCAACAACCGCAAGGCTCTTTTTTTATGGACGACGCCGATGGATTCAAGGCGATTAGTGCGAAAGCCCTGTTGGCATATTTAGAAAAGTACGAAAAAGCAGACCGCACTTCGCAGGCTGAAAATATCGCTAATGGCTTTGTTAGTCGTGGTGATGTACAAAACCATGCCGAAGTATCAACCAATCTAAAAAATCAAACTGGGATTGATTTAAGCGCGTATTTGGGCAATAACCCGAACATAGCGGAAAAGGTTAATGCAATGACTGCTGCAAATGTTCAGTTAATTAAGTCTATTCGTTCTCAATACTTGGATAAGGTTCAAAATGCAGTAACGCAATCCTTAGTGAAAGGAACACTGAATAAAGATTTGGTTCAACAGATTAAGGATATCGGCAAAACAACCGAGAAAAGAGCGGCATTTATCGCTCGTGACCAGTCCTCAAAATTAAACGCTGCCTTAACACAGGCGAGACATGAAGAGGTTGGTATAAAAAAATACATGTGGTCAACATCTGGCGATGAGCGAGTGCGTGAAAGTCACACAGAAAAAGATGGCAAAGTCTTTGAATATGCCAATCCGCCAGCAGATACAGGACACCCTGGTCATGATTTTAATTGTCGATGTGTGGCGATTCCCGTGCTTGATGATGTGGTTAAATCTTCAAGTAACGCGCAAGAAGCGCCATCAGAACCAATTAAAGAGGATTTGTCGCTTTCGGTTGATAAGCTTGTTGAAAAATCGCAGAAAATAGAACCGACAATTACGGCAGATATTAACAATATCGCAACAAAAGCAGGTGGTAAACTTGTTGGTTTAGAAAATCGTCTAAAAAGTCCGTATTCAATAAAGAGAAAAATTGAAGCCGAGGTTGCAGATGGATTTTCCAAGTCGCTGTCACTGAATAAAATTCGTGATGCCATTCGGTACACAACAGTTTTCAAAGAAAATGATTTTGTTACTCGCTATAAGGCTATGCAGTACTTGTTGGCGATCGAGGGGTATAAAACTATCGTAGTCAAAAACACTTGGAAGAACGATAGTGCATATAAAGGCGTTAATACATTTATCCAAAATGAAGATGGCGATGTTTTTGAAATGCAATACCATACGCAGCAAAGTTTTGATGTGAAAAATGGGTTATTGCATGAACTCTATGAAAAATTCAGAGATCCAAAAACACCAATTCATGAAAAAGAGAAGTTATTACTTGAAATGCGTAAACTAAGTAGTAAAATCAAAGTGCCAGAAGGTGTTGAACTTATTGAGGATAAAAAATGAGTTTTCAATATTACTTAGCAAATGTAGGCGAAAACCAGCAAAAACTAATCAGAGGAAATCCTTCTGATTTATTATCGTTTTCGGTGTTCAATCCCAAAAAATTAGAGTGGGATGTCTCGCGCGGTATTTCATGGGCTGAACGCCTACTTGAAAGTGGTTTCAGTGATTTCAGTGTTATCTCTGAAAGTGATGCAATCAGATTTATGAGAAACTAATAATGACTTTATCAACAAGGGCGGAATTATTTGCAAGGTCAATACACGCTAATCAAGTGGATAAAGCAGGTAAGCCGTATATTAGACACTTGCAGGCAGTGGTTAATAATCTTGTTGAGCCAACGGAAGATATGGTGGCGGTAGCATGGTTGCATGATAGCGTGGAAGATACAGAAACCACTTTTGATGATTTAATTTATTACTTTGGAAGTTCAGTGGCGCAAGCGGTAGATGCGATAACTAAACGCAAGGGCGAACCGTATGCAGACTATCTAAACAGAGTAAAAGCTAATCCTATCGCGCGGTTAGTTAAGATTGCTGATTTGTCTCATAATATGGATCTATCTCGACTATTAAAGATTACCGAAAAAGATTTAGAGAGAAAAGACAAGTATATTAAAGCAAAAGAATTTTTAGAAAATTAGAAACAAATTAATTAAGCAACCCGATCAGAAATGGTCGGGTTTTTTATTAGGGTAAATAAATGAAATTTACAGATAAAACTACTCAAACAACCACACAAAGAACCATCACTAAAGATGGTTTTTTAGTTGTGCCAGCAACCATTTCGAAAGTTGGTGTTTTTGACTATCTGGCCTCTGAATTAGGTTTAAAAGAGGACGGAATCAAAAAGGTCGCGCGAACAGAAAAATCACTGTTTAGCGATGAAACAATTGAGAGCTTTGAAAACTCAACGCTAACAATCGGGCATCCGGAACAAGGCGTAAACGCTAAGAACTGGAAAGACCTATCCGTTGGCGTTGTGAGAAACGTTAAGCGAGTTGGTGATGAACTAACTGCTGAGGCTTGGATTTATGACGAGCAAGCCATTAAAACCGTACAGGAACACGGTGTAGAGCAGCTATCTTGCGGATATGACTGCAATATTATCCCGTCAAGTGTTAGCGATGCAGATTTTGAGATGTCTCCGATGATCGGAAACCACGTTGCGATTGTGGCAAAGGGTCGCTGCGGTGGAACTGTAAAACTTGCCGATGAGGAAAAGACCGTTATGGGAAAAACCGCTAAATTCCTCGATGCGTTTTTAGGTGCATTCGGCATCAAATTGTCCGATGAGCAGAAAAAACAAATCGAAGAAGATGAAGAAACTGGCAAAGAGGGTGAAAAAGCTCCAAAAGCTGAAAAACCAACCGAGCCAAAAGAAAAACAATCTGAACCCGAAGATAAAAAGGATGAAGAAGTGAATAAAGAAGAGTTTGAAAAACAACTTAAAGCCAAAGATGCAGAAATTCAAGCGTTGAAAGATGCACAGGCTAAACGTGATGCAGAATTAGCCCAAGCGGCAATGTTAGCTGATGCAAAATCTGTATTTAAAGACGTGAAATTCGCAGATAAAGCAAGCGTTCGTGAAATCCAAGAAAGCGTTATCGTTGCTCAAGGTATTTTCGATAAAGATGCCGCAGCTAAATTATCTGATGCAGAAATTTCTGGAGCGTATCAAGTCGCTAAAGCAGTGACTGCTAAATTAGCCGATGAACGCAAATCTCTAGGCAATATCTTATTAGGTGATGCGAAAACTGAAGCTGCACCTAAATTAGACTTCAACAAAACTTACAATCAATAGGGGTAATAAATAATGGGTTACGCTTACGAACAAGCTCCGGCAAAAGCTGGTGAATTAGGCAAAGGCAACTTTGCGAGTGCGAAAACAAGTGCGGAAAAAGTAACTGGCAAAGTAAAAGCTGGTGATTTTGTAGCATTAAATCCTGAGGGTGGTGTAAAAGCGTTAGCAGCTAAAACTGATGTATTGGCTGGCGTAGTATTTGCAAGCACTATCCGTGACGAATGGAATGAGGGCGAGTTATGCGATGTAATGCACATTGCAGCAGGCGATGCGGTATGGGTAAACGTTGCAACCGGTAAAACCGTTACACGTGGCAAAAAAGTCTATGTATTAACCGCAGGTGGTGACGGTAAAGTTGGTGCAATTCAAGGCGAAACAGAAGCTAGTGCAATCGAAACTCCATACACCGTAATTGATGTTAAAGGTCAATTAGCGTTAATTTCTAAATTATAAGGGGCTAAATAGATGTCTTTATTAACTTATGTACAAAATGGTTTAACTGCGGTAAGCAAAGAAATCGCAGAAACTAAATATCCTGAAATCGTATTCCCACAATTCGTTTTCGTTGATCAGCAAACAGCTGTTGGTATCACAGAAAAACTTCACTACGGTGCAGATGAACACGGTTCTTTAGATGATGGCTTAATCACTACTGGCACAAGCACTTTAGATCAGGTAGAAGTTGGCTTTACACCTAAACGCTCTTACATTGTGCCATGGGCTAAGTCAGTTACATGGACTAAACCAGAGCTTGAGCAAGGTCAATTATTAGGTTTAAAACTCGACACAGCTAAAATTATGGCGTTAAACAAAAACGCTCAACAAACTTTACAAAAAGTTGCGTTCTTGGGTCATGCTAAAGACGGTCGCTTAACTGGTTTATTAAACTCTAAAGACGTTACGGTTCACACCTTAAAAGGTGCTGCTAAAAATACCAAAGTTCAAGAAATGGACTTCGATAAAGCAGTGGCTTTCTTCAAAGAAATGTTCTTGGCTGGCTTAGAGCGCACAAAACGCATTGAAGCACCAAACACATTCGCTATTGATGCGTTAGATTTAGCTCACCTTGCTTTAACTCAACGCGCTAACACTGACACTACTGCGTTAGAGTTTTTAACTAAGAGCTTATCTGCTGCAGCTGGTCGTGAAGTGGCTATTAAAGCGTTACCGTCTAACTTCGGTTCTCGAGTAACCGATGGTAAAAACCGTGCGATTGTTTATGTAAACAGCAAAGAACACGTAATCTTTGATGTTCCTATGACTCCGACTGTGTTAGAAGCTAAAGAGAAAGGCTTATTAGCTTATGAGTCAGGCTTACGCATGGCGTTCGGTGGTGTTACCTTTATCGAGCCTGAATCTGCTCTTTATGTAGATTACTAGGAGGAATAAATGCCAACAATAGAAGATTTTCGTGAACGTTATCCAGAGTTTAAAGAGGTCGATGGTTTCCGCATTGACCTTTTTTTATTGGATGCACAACAAGAAATCAGCCAAGCACGATGGGGACGACTTTTCGAGCGTGGGGTGTTGGCATTAGCGGCGCATTTACTGCGCCTTTCTCTTTGGACGGAAAAGGGAAAAGGCGAAGCTAATCGTAGTACTGCAAGCGAAACGGCAGGGGAGTTATCGGTTAGCTATGCTATGCCAACGCTCACGGGAACGGATGCGGATTATCAATTAACCGCATATGGGCAGGAATATCTACGATTGCGTAGATTGGTAGGTATAGGCGTAATGGTGGCTTAATGACAGCTCAAATTACAGGTAATTTCTCGAAAGCAAAAGAGTTAATAGAGAAATTAAAAGCAAGTAGTCAAAAGGCGGTGTATGTTGGGTTTCCTGCTGAATTTGATAAGAAAGTAGAGGGTTCAGATAACTTTAATCTAGCCTCTCTAGCGGCGGTATTGGAGTTCGGAAATGAACGAATTCCATCTCGCCCCTTTCTTCGTCAAACATTAGCGGAAAATCAAAACAAATACATTGATCTATTTGTGAATTTAATCGGTAAAGGTATCTCAGTAGAGCAGGTATATGATCAAGTTGCTTTAATCGCACAGGGTGATGTTCAGTTAAATATTGCCAAAGGTGATTGGGTTGCAAATGCGAAAAGCACGATAAAGCGCAAAGGCTCAAGCAAGCCATTAATTGACACTGGCAAAATGAGACAATCTGTAAGAGGTATCGTCAAATGAGCTTAATTAATCAATTTCCTCGCTTTCTAAATAGCAAATTCAGCCAGAAAGTAGTCGTAAAACATCTGCAAGGTGAACATTCAGCAGATGACTATAAAGCGAAGTATATTGAAGAAGAAATGACCGTTATTGTGATGCCTACATCACCAAACGATGTTCAATTCCTGCCAGAGGGTGAGCGGTTTCTTCCAAGTATCAAAATCTACACAGAAAAGTCATTAAAAATTGGCGACCTGGTAGATTATCTTGGTGAGACTTACAAAATTAAAACAGTAGGTAACTGGGGAGATTATGGATACCACAACAATATCGGCGTTAGACATAGCCAAACTGCGAAAGTGGATTCAAGAGGCTTTGAAGTTACCTAAAGATGCAGTAATTGGCGGCTGGCTACCCGAGAATCCCCTGCCTGCGTTTATTACGGTAGATGTATTAAACACGAATGAAATCGGGCAGGCGACACGAGAATTTGACGGCAAACGAGAACGCATCAAACAGTCAATGCAAAGCACTGTTAGCGTTTCTTGTTTCGGTAAAAACTCTCTCGCTCAATGCTATAAGCTAAAAGCTATTTTCCAAAGTTCAGCGTTTCTTTCCTTTCTTAAATCAAACAATTTGGGTGTTATCCGTTTTTCTGATGTTCGCAATCTAACCGCTACGGTTGGGGCGGATTATGAAGAACGTGGACAATTTGATGTGATTTTCAGTCATCATCACATTGTAGATACTCCGTTAGATCCGATTGAGAGAGTTGAGCAACGGACGAATAATAAATCACAAGATATAGGAGCATAAGCCAAATGGCATTATCAATCTCTAATATTGTAAACGTGCAACTAAATACAGTTCCGAAGTCTGCGGCTCGCAAATCTTTCGGTACCGTTGCATTATTTACACCAGAAGCAGGGCAAGCATTTAACAATGCGACTACACGCTACGTATATGTAGATAGTCAAAAAGATGTGGAAGTTCTCTTTGGTACAAATTCAGAAACAGCAAAAGCGGCTCAACCGTTCTTTGCTCAAAGTCCACGTGCGAAACAGTTAATTATTGCACGCTGGCAAAAAGAACAGGTAACAATCAACGCAACAAGTAACGCACTTCGAGGCGCTACATTATCAGACGGCTTAAGTTCGTTTAAGGCTGTTACAAATGGTAAATTTGCTATTACAGTCGGTACGGAAATCAAAAAACTAGATGGGTTAAACTTCTCAAAATTATCTGATTTCAGCGCTATTGCAAATGCCATTCAAACTAAATTAACACAGCTTTCTGTTGCGGCAAGCGTTACTTATGATGAGGTAGGAAATCGTTTCATCATCACCTCAAATACATCTGGCGCAAGCAAAGAAACTGAGATTTTCTACGCCATCAATGAGGCAGGTAATGGTGATTATATTGGTGGATTGCTAAAACTTGAGGACGGTCAAGCTACACGAGTCATTGGTAAGGCTCAAACTCAAGTTAAAGCCGAGAAAGTAGAAGAAGCTCTATTTAATGTTGCAGAAGTTGAAAACAGCTGGTACGGGTTCACATTTGCCGCTCAATTAACAGATGAGCAAATCGAATCAGCGGCTAAATACGCTCAAGCTAATGATAAGTTGTTTGGTGTTAGCGTTATCAAGCCAGAGCAAATTGAATGGGAAAGCACAAATGTTTTCAAAAAATTATATGACGCTAAATTAGATCACACTCTTGCAGTGTTTGATAAAAATGATATGTATCCTGCGTCATCTGCTTTATCTCGCTTATTGTCTGTAAACTTTGCAGCTAATAACTCAACGCTTACACTTAAGTTTAAACAACAGCCAACAATTACAGCGGATGAAATCACTGCGACAGAATTCGCAAAAGCAAAACGATTAGGGATTAACGTTTACACTTACTTCGATGATGCAGCAATGCTTGCGGAGGGTACGGTAATCGGCGGTAAATTTGCTGATGAAATCGTCATCCTTGACTGGTTCAAAGATGCGGTGCAAAAAGAAGTATTTGCTCGTTTATACAAATCACCTACCAAAATCCCATTAACCGATAAAGGTCAAGCGATTTTAATTTCTGCGGTTGAAAAAGTTTGCTTGGAGGGTATCAATAACGGTGCGTTCGCTGCTGGCAAATGGACTGGTGATGGTTTTGGTAACTTGAAAACCGGCGACTACTTAGAAAAAGGTTATTACATCTGGGCAGCTCCAATGGATACGCTTTCAGATAGCGACCGTGAGCAGCGCAGAGCAACGCCAATTCAAACGGCTGTTAAATTAGCTGGCGCAATCCATTCAAGCGATGTGATTGTGAACTACAACCGATAATTAATAGGGCTGGATATTCCAGCCTTTTCTTTTAAGAGGACAAAACAATGGCAATTTTCGATCCAAAACAGGTCGTAGTGTTACTTGACGGAAAAGAAATTTCTGATTGGGCAGATGGCTCGGATGTAATTAGTGCAGTCAATCAAGTTGATGCAGGACAGTTAGTTATCGGCGCGAATGGTACGGGTATCTACATCGCAAACCCAGATAACTCAGGGAAGCTAACGCTTAAAATCAAACAGCACTCAGAAGATAATGCTTATTTGTCAAAATTATTTAATCAACAAAAAAGCAGTATCAAAACATTTATGCCTATCACGTTATCAATCCGTGATTTGATCAATGATGATGTTGTTACCGCAACAAAGGGCTATTTTACCACTCCAGCACAATATGTTCGTGGTAACGGTCATAATGCTACAACATGGACGATTGTTTTTGAACAAATGACAATGAACTTAGAAAAAGGCGTTGAATAATGGAACAAGTTAAGCAATTCACTATTGAGGATGTAACTTACACAATGACACCAGCTAATGCTATGTCTGCGTGGACTGCGTTAAAAAACGCAATGAAGCTGCTCCAATCTGTTGATTTATCTGCGTTAGGCGATAGCAAAAAGTTGGGCGTTGGGGTATTAACTACGGTATTAGCTAATTTGGGCGATTCAAGCGTTAAAGAGCTGGAGAATATCGTATTAAGTCACACAGCTTGCGAGCAAGACGGTCAAAAATATCGCCTGTCAGAGCGTTTCGACAGCCATTTTAATAAACATCGAGGTCATCTAATCACTGTATTGAAAGAGGGGTTAACCTATCAATTCGCTGATTTTTTTATCGGTGGGGGTGGATTGCTGAACAATATTCAAGGCAACCTCAAGGCGTAGAGAATCAAGCAGAAAGCAGAGTTGATTGGTTTGTGTTTACGCCAATCATCAAGAATCTGTGTACGCTGAATGAATTAAGATCGGTTTATTCAATATCCGATCTTATTTCTTTCCACGAGGTAATAGTGGAATTAAATCAAATGGAGCAAAGCAATAATGCTATTAGATGAATTACTGATTAAGATTGGTATTGATGCAGATAGCCAAGCGATGCGAGAGTTTGAGCAATTTTTAAACTCCGTCAGTGATGGCTCGGAAAACGCTGTCGATGGTTTGAGTTCATTCGCAAAATCAATAGAAGATATTGTTAGCAATGCAACGGCTCAAGCGAGAGACATGCCAGAATTTGCTGAATTCTTCCAATCTATCGAACAGCTCCAACAAGAAACAGCAAATCTTTCTCAAGATGAATCACTGGACGCTTGGGTTGAGAAGTTAATCGAAAGCGATCAGGTACTATCTGCCTTTGGTGAAGATTTTATCAACAACAGCGAGGAATTAACAAGAGAGCTGCAAGAGGCTGGACTAAGTGCCGAGCAAGTCGAATCTGTAATTAATAAACTTGGTGCTGCTATTGAGCAGAAAAAAAACTCTGTTGAAGCGGATAGCAAAGCAGTTACAGCTAACACAGCCGCCATAAATGAAAACTCAGATTCGGTCAGTGATTTATCAGAGAATCTTATTGATTTATGGGCTAGTAAGTATGGTGCAGACGGTTTAATCCAGAAGTTCAATATCTTAGGGGTTAGCATTAACGCTGCAACATTAAAAGCTGCCGCATTTGGTGCGGCTTTCTTAGCTGCAACCGTTGGCGTTAAAAACTTTGTTGATGCAAATCTTGATGCGCTAGACGAGATTAAGCAGTTATCAAATGTGACTGGCGAATCAGCCGACCAAATCTATCTATTAGGCAAGGTTGCAGAAGTAAACGGATCATCTGCTCAAGCCGCACAATCATCAATCGAGGGGCTATCTCGTGTAATTGGCGAAGCTGCCGCTGGAGTTGGTCGTGGTGCTAAGTCTTTTGAGCAGTATGGATTAAGCGCTAAAAAAGCCAATGGCGAAATAAAATCATCTAGCGAGCTATTCGGTGAAATATCCGAAAAAATGCAACAGATGAGTAATCAAGAGCAAATAGCAATGCTTTCTAAGCTTGGTATTGATGGCTCTATGATTCAGATGTTGCGGCTTGGTAATGACGAGCTAACAGAGCAGATTGCTTTAGCAAACGCTTTAACACTTGGTGTTGGAAATGCTGAAAATGCTGAAACCGCAGCGGCTTTCAAGGATGCTTTAACGCAGGTTTCACAAGTGTTCACCGCAATAGGCGAGTACGTATCTTTGCGAGTAGCCCCGTCAATTCAACGATTGGCAGAAAGCTTCACAAAATGGTTTGTTGAAAACAATGACTTTATTAAGTCCATATTAAATGGATTTAGCAAGGTTCTCTCGTTCTTGTTTGAAGTGGCTGGTGCAATTAATAGCGTTATTGAAAGCACTATCGGCTGGAAGTCTGTGATTATTGCTCTAGGCGGCTTGATGTTGTGGCTAAGTCGCAGAATGTTATTAGCGTTTGCGACAAATCCGATAACTTTAGCCGTTGGAGCTGTTACAGCCTTATTTCTGCTCATTGATGACTTTATGACATATCTTGAGGGTGGTGAAACTGCTCTTGGGGATTTCTGGAAGCCTTTCGCTGACGGCTGGCGAAACATTAAGCCTTTACTTGATAAGGCTAAAGAATGGGTTAAGAGCTTTGCTAATGGATGGGATGATGCGTTAGATGTTATCAAGCCATTAAAAGGCGTATTGTCTATTATTTGGTCGGCTATCGAAAGCATATACGGCAGCTTCTCAAGATTATTAAAACAAATCTTCGGTGCAACAAGTGCGGTTGATGAGTTTGGTAATAATGGTGAATCTGTCGGCAGTGCGTTGGCGAGTGTGTTTAACTTTATCGCTCAGACTCTTGAGGGACTTTCTGGCGTCATTGCAGTTGTTGCGACAGCCTTATCGTCCTCATTTGAGGTAGCTATTTCTGCTGTAATTGGCTTATTTAAAATGCTTGGTACGGTGTGGGATGGCATTGTTTATGGTTGGACTACTGGCGATTGGTTAGGTGCTTTTAAGCGGATGTTCTCTAAAATGGGGGATGTCGTGCTTGGTGTTTGGGATAACATTAAAAAAGCAGCTATTGAGTTTGTTAATAGTTTGATTTCCATTGTCAATAAGTTTGGGGCAGGGATCGAACCGATAGAGATACCAATCACTCAACGAGTTCAAACTATTGGCGAAAATGTTGGCTCTGTCGCATCTTCTGCGGCTGGGTTTGCTCAAAGTGCTGCATCAATGCAAAATATGGTTCTTGGTGCTTCTATGGCTGCATCTTCTGGAGCTAGTCAGCAGACCACAAACACAGATAATAGTCAAAAGAACAGCAATAACAAGATAACCATCACACAACACATTCAAGGCTCAGATAATCCTAAAGCCGTGGCAGACCAATCGGCAAGAGCAATCAATAATCAACTATCAACAGTTATAGGTTAAACATGGCTAATTTTGCTCAAGTGTCCAATAGAAATATTGGGCAAATTACATTTGATGCTATCACAGTCGAAGATCATCAATCTGACCTATCAATTACAGAGAATCCGATTGAATCTGGAGCTGCGATAGCAGACCATGCCGTCATTCAGCCAAAGAGAGTGACAATAAATGGCGTAATGGTAGATCACGACCATAGCTCATTTAGCGGAAGCATTCCTTTTCTTGGGAATATACGAGGAGCTTCCGATTTCCTCAATGCTATACCGCTTCCAGTTGATGTTGTAACTAAAACAGCCCAAACGATTGCTAAAGCTGGGCGAGTGATTAGTCAGGTCGCAGGAGCTTTCAATCAAGTTAAAAATGCGTTTAATCAGGTGCGTTCAATCGCACCTTTTTTGCCAGATTTTGGGCTTGGCGGACTATTAGATAGTGGAGTTGGTGATAGTCGAGTTCAGAAGTGTTATGCCGATTTAGTGGCTTGCCAAAAATCAGGTGAAACAATCGACATTCAAACAGGCATTCACCTGTATGAGAATATGATGATTGAATCAATATCCGTTAATCAATCACAAGACGGAAGTGCAACATTTACGATAGCGGCAAGGGAAATATTTATTGTTGATACTCAAACATCAAGCTCAAGCGGCGGCGGAAACAGTAACGGAAAATCTGGAGCTGGAGGAAAATCAACAACAGCAGGGAAGAGTAAGAGCGGAAGAGCTGCAACGCAGTCAGCGAGCAAAACACAACAAGGAACAACGCAACCAGCAAAAGCTACGCCAAAGAAAACCTCGCATCTTGGTAATGTGATAGGAGTTAGAAAATGAGATTAATTCCAGTTACACAATCGCCATATCAAGAGCAGACATTTGATTTTAATGGTCGAAAAATCCGTTTAACACTACGATTTAATAGCATAGGCGAATTCTGGGCTATGGATGTTTATGAGCCAGTGACTCAACGCCAAATCTGTCAGGGTCAGGCGTTAGCTTGTGGAGTACCTATTCTGTTACGCTCAACTCAACCATATTTCTTTTACTTAGAGGATGAGAGCGGTGCTGATTTAGATGTCATGGCCGCAAACGACTTAGGCACAAGATGCTTCTTGTATATAGGGGCTAAATAATGAAACAGTTTGGTCGTCAATGGAAGCTTGATATTAGCAATGATAGCGAAACAGTATCAATAGAGCAGCTACGGGTCGCATTTGAAATTGATAAAACAATCAATGAGAAACCTAACCCTGCGAAAATTCAAGTCTGGAATCTTAATCGAAATCACATCAATAAATTATTAAGCCAAGATTACAAAAAAGCCGCCTTATCAGTGGGCTACAGCGAATTAAGACAGATTTACTCTGGAGACATTACCAAAGTTAGAATTCAGAGAGATGGATTAGACTTTGTTTTAACGCTTGAGTGTTCTGACGGACACGTGGCTTATACGCAGTCCAGAGCTAAAACAACGCTTAAAGCAGGGGCGACAGATAAACAAATAGTCGAAGAAATACAAAAAACAATGCCAAAGGTGCAAGCTGGAGCGATTGATATACCAAACAAGCGACAGCTTCCACGTGGCAGGGTTTTAAATGGCGATAGTCGTGAGGTGTTGAATAGAGTGGCAAGAAATAACAATGCTGACTGGTCTATTCAGGACGGTTCTTTGGTATTTCTTCCAAAGGACAAGGTTTTAAGCGATGAAGCCGTATTAATATCTCAAGACACCGGAATGATTAACGCTCCAGAGCAAACAGATGATGGACTAGAAATTACTTGCCTACTTAATCCAGCTCTACAAATTGGTGGGTTGATCAAACTTGAATCAATCATTGAGTATTTTAATGGTGAGTACAAGGTTGTTAAATTGGCACACTCTGGCGATGGCATAGGTGGCGACTGGCATAGCAAAATGACGGTCGTGGGTGGTAAATTTCAAAAAGTAGATGGTGGAAAAGGTGGTAAATAGATGAATTATAGTCAAACACTAGCAACACCAGAAACAGCAGCAGACCAGCAAATTCAACAAGCACAATTAAATCTACACACTGCGTTACCTGCCAAGGTGGTGAGTTTTGATTCAAGCAAGCAAACAGTAACGCTTGCCACACAGATTAAGATGAAATTAGCTGATGGCAAAGATGCTGATATTCCGGCTCTTGTTGATGTTCCAGTTAGCTTCCCTCGAGGCGGTGGATTCGCTGTTACATTCCCATTAAAAGAGGGTGATGAGGGGATAGCGATATTTTCCGAGCGGTGCATAGATGGCTGGTGGCAAAATGGCAGTGCATCAGCTCCTCTTGATTTTAGATTGCACGACCTATCTGATGCAATGTTCATACCGGGTGTTTGTTCAGTTCCACGAGTTATTAAAAACTTTTTCAATGACGGGCTGTCGATGCAAACGCTTGATGGTGGAACTTATATTAGGATAAAGAATGGCACAATCCAAATCAAAGGAAATATTGAGCATCAAGGCGATACAGCACAGAAAGGCAAGCATAGTTCAACGGGAATTATTTCAAGTGATACTGATGTTAAGGCGGCTGGAATATCGGGTAAATCACACAAACACACAGGCGACAGCGGTGGAACGACAGGAGTGCCACAATGACGGTTAGAGTTAGACGAGTGGATAAAAATCACGATTGGACTTTTGGACAAGGGTTTTCAAATTACGCAAGCGAATCAGAGGCTATTGCTCAAAACGTTCAAACTAGACTTTGGTCGTTCACTAATGACTGGTTTTTGGATTTAGAACACGGTTTGCCATGGCTGGAGCAAATGGGGCGAAATGTTGATTTGTCAGATTGGGAAATCAGAATAAAACGCCATGTATTGCAAACTGATGGAGTGGTAAAGATAACTGATTACGAGGCTATTCTAAATTCAGATAATCGAAAACTTGAAGTGTATATCACTTATCAGGATATTTACGGGAAAGAGCAATCAGCGAGCTATACATCATAGGAGTAAATCATGGCAACACTAACGGAAGAGGGGATTAAGATTGAGAGATTGGACAGTATTGTTTCGACTCTTGAAAATGGCTTGCGTCAAATATACGGTCAAAATATCGACTTATCACCAAACACTCCAGATGGGCAAGTTGTTGGATTACTTGCTCAAATCAGAATGGATTTTGAGGAGCTGGCTGAGAATGTATATAGACAGCTAGATCCGGATGTGGCAACTGGTGCATGGCTGGAGCAGCGAGTGGCATACGCTGGATTAATGCGTAGGGGTGCTAATTACAGCTATTTAAGGTCAGTGGCTTTAACTGGTGAGCCGAATACAAGGCTATATTCTGGGATTGTAGTTTCGGACACTCATAAGGTTAGATGGGTTCTTGCATCCGATGTCACACTTGATTCAAATGGTTCAGCACGAGCGGATTTCAGAAGTGAGCAGCTTGGAGCATTTAACTTAGCAAAAAACACAAATTTAACCATTGAAACAATCACTCTTGGTTTGATTAGTGCAACGACTCAAGAAGATGCAGAGGTTGGCATTGAAGAAGAAACAGATATTCAGTTAAGGGAGCGTTTCTTGTTTAGCCGTACAAAAAACGCACAAAACTCGGCAGAGGCAATTAATGCTAAGATAGCTGCATTACCAGATGTTAAGCACGTTAGAGTTCTTGAAAATAACACGGGTCAAAGAGATTCATTCGGTGTAGAGCCTCATTCAATTAATGTCATTGTTAATGGTGGCGATAGTAATAGTATTGCAGATGTTATTTACCAAAACAAAGGTGCAGGCGTAGGATTGCAAGGTGGTACACAAGTTACGCTCCAAAGGGATAACGAACAACGAGTAATACGATTCGACCGTGCGGCAATGGTTGACATTCAAATCTCGATGCGATGCGTAAGATACGAAGATTTTACTCAAATTAACAAGAGCGAAATTACCGAGCAACTAGCGAAACAGGTGTTTAATATCGGTCAAACAGTTTCTTTATCTCGGCTGTATTCTCCGATTAACCAAGTCGGCGGCTTCTGGGTTAAGGAATTAAAAATCGCACGAAAAGATCAACAGTTGAAAGCTGAAAACGTAGTACTGCAACCTCGTGAGATTGCTAGGATTTTACCAAATGATGTGACAATCGAGGTGGAATAATGCCTTACTCTGATTTAATAATCTGGCAATACAGAGGGAAACCTAAAGCACAGGCGACAATTAAGCTTTTTGAAGAGGTTATCGCTAAAGGGTTTATTGATTTATATAAACTACAAGATGTTCTCAACATTGAAACAGCAACAGGGCATCAATTAGATTTAGTCGGTAAGCATGTAGGGCAGTTTAGGGTAATCAATGGTTACTATTTGAGAAGCTTCTTCGGTTTTCATACTGCTCAAAATGCTATGCCGTTTAGTAAAAATAGACAAGGTGGCGGTCAGTGGTATCGCAGGCGAGATCCTTTAGCTGATTCGGTTGTTCTTGGGGATGATGATTATAGATTCCTTATTAAATGCCGAATAATAAAAAACTACCAAACAGGCACGCTACCGAACATTATCGAAGCGTGCCGTTTTATTTTTGGCGATGGCTGCCGAGTTGTAGATAATTTAAATATGACGGTTTCTGTGAGCGTTAAAAGCATCTCACTGACGGATTTCACACGATACGCAATTCAGCACTTGGATATTCTACCAAGACAAGCCGGTACTAAGATTACATTCCACATTGAATAGGAGTAATAAATGGCATTATTTAATAAGCCAGATGAGAAAATTTTCGCCTCTAATGCAAAACAAGGCGAAGTTAATGAATTCCCAGATGTTCCCAGAGGTTGGGGGCTTTCATTCGACCAAACCGGCGGCATCCCTCCTATGGAGTGGTTTAACTGGCTATTCAAAAGAACCGATGAGAGATACGGCTATTTGATGCAGCGAGGACTCCCTGAATGGTCGGCTACTCTTGATTATCCAGAGGCGGCTTATGTTCAGTATAACGGGTTGAGTTACAAATCGTTAAAAGCAAACAAGGGCAAGCTTCCTGATGAGGATGATTCTATTTATTGGGTTCGCTGGGGTGACTCAATGAATATCAAAAAAGGGTCAATCAATCAAGCTGGGATTATTCAGTTAAGCTCTAGTGTAATCAGTAATAGCGAAGAATACGCAGCGACATCAAAGGCCATTAAAATAGTTAGAGATGGAGCGGTGTTAAAAGCTGGTGATACCATGACAGGTACGCTAACAGTGCCTAATGTTGTTATTAATGATCCTGCAAATAATAACAATTCATTACAGATTGGCGATGATGTACGCTTTATTGATATTGACAATATAAATACAATCGGATTCAGGGGTATGCAAGATCCGAATGTCGGATTTATAGCCTATGGGAACGCCAATAAAATATTCGGTTTTGATGGGTACAGATTCAGATCTGACGCATCTATATTCACGGATAATTATGGATTCGGTGCGTATGCCAATCAGTACAACTCAAACGCTCCATTTATGGTTGAAGAGGCTGGTTCATTAGACAGAGACGCATATCACCCATTTATCAAAGGGAGAGTTAGAAGAAATAATCAATACGGGACAGCGTTCTCTTTCGGCTATACCACAAGACAGGAAGCAGGTGACGGTTTCGGGCGAGGCGTTATTCATTTAATTGAAGATAATGGAAGCAATAAGTTGTGGAGTTTTGAACACAGTGGCGATTTTACAAGTCAAGGAAATGTAATTAGTGGTAACGGCAGAGGCTTAAATTCCGCATTAATGGAGCATATTTTCTACGACTTTAGAAACAAGTTTCAAATGGCTGAATATGCTGGTAATGGCGCGATTTCAAGGGTTTTCAGAATTCCTATCACAGATAACAGAGGGATTAAAATATATGTGACGAAGGTTAGTCTTGGCCCGAATCTTGGAGGCACAACATTGAACCTAGCTGAGGCATTACAAGGGTTCAAGGTTGGTGTTGCAACAAGTGCTACCGGAGGGCATAAGAGAGCTTACGCTGTAGAGTTTAATGACGACAATATGGTTAATATTTATACAGATCCTGTGCTTGCCACACAGAAAATAAGTTTAATTCTAATTGGTGAGTACTTCTATTAAGGATTGATTATGTTTAAACAATTTAATATTAAATCTAAGATTTTTGACGAGCCTCTAGCCGTGAGAACGGAAGATGGGGGCTATACTTTTGAGACATCTGGCGATGATTGGTTTCCGGTCAATTCACAGGAAGAAGTTAATTCAATCTGGTTAAGTGTGACCGGTGGTGGTGAGGTGTGGGTTGAAAATGGGGTGATTAAATACTCTGGCGCAGCCCCCACTGAATATCATTTCTTTGATATGAAAACGAAGAAATTCAAGGAATCACAAGAGAAAAAAAATAACTTCTTAACATCCAAGAAAGAAGCCTTACTTACCTCTCTGGCTGATAAAGCGGATAAAATTAAAAATAGCTTGCTCGTTGGATACCCTCAAACCGAAATTGAGAGTTTTTATCGACAAGAGAAAGAGGCTTTAGCGTGGCAGGTAAATAATAAAGCCGACACACCAATGCTTAAACAAATTGCACGAATTAGAAATATTCCTTTTGAAGTTTTAGTACAAAAGGTTATTGAAAAATCAGAGCAATTTGCTCTTGCGGTTGGTGTGATTATCGGACAAAGACAAGCCTTTGAAGATAAGCTTCTTACACTGGATACGGTGGATGATTTAATTAAACTTGAAAAGGAAATTGAAGAATGGAAATTCCAAGTAAATTAAAGCTTTACGCTTACCATAATTTAATCGCTATCGACCAGTTGTTTAATGCCTTGACTGGTGGAGCAGCAGACGAAACGTTATCAAGTCGCACTTATCGAGGTGCGATTTTAGTTTCTGAGCCAAAGAAACGATGGGTAATCATTAACAAAGTAATTAATTTACTATTCTTTGACAAAAACCACTGCAAGAAATCATACGAAAGCGAGCTTAAAGGTAGACAGCACGATAAACGTTTCAGCCAAATGCGCAAGGGGGCTTAAATGTCAAACACTGACATCGTTCTTTATCGAGGCGATGATGAAGAGCGAAGAGTGCGGATATATGAGAAGCAGCAAGATGGGGAACTTAAACCATACGACCTAACCAATATTAAGCGGTTAGATTTGTGGGCAAAAGTTAGAAGTCACACTGTAATTTCTCTATCTAGCACAAATGAGACTATTAAGGTCGTAGATGCCGAGAATGGCGTAATTTTGCTTAAATTTAACCACGATTTAACGAAATACGCTGTTTGGTCAGAAGCCAACTACGACTTGCAAACAATATCTAATACGGGGGCGGTTAAAACGGTGATTAGGAACGCACTTTTTAAACTAGAGGGCGATGTCACACCGCAACCGAATGAAGAAGATGTGTAAAGATGAATTAGTAGTAATTATTGAGCCGCCTCAAGAGATTGAGGTGGTAATTGAAAAGGTCGAGATTGTCAAATTAGATGACGGACAATGCGGCCAGAAAATCCCAACCCTCGAAGAATTGAAAACTTTTTATAATATAGGAGCTTTATAAGATGGCAGCACAAGAATTTCACCAAACCCTCACAGCATTTGCCGAGTTCGTAGGTGAGAAAGATAAGGAAATTACTAAACTTATCGGCAACCTAACAACTTTAAGCACAACAGAGAAAACAAATCTAGTTGGTGCAATCAATGAATTATTTCAATCCGTAAGAAGCCTATCTGGTAGTGCGGCAGGTATTAATGACAGCGCAACTAACGAAACATCGACTTTATCAGCTAAGAAAATCATTGAGCTTGTAAATCAAGCAAAAACAGATGCTAAGAGCGAAATCTTAGGCGGAAATGTAGCGGCTGAATTAGATACTATCAAAGAGCTTGCAGATGCATTAAATGGAATGAAAACAGGCGAAGATGGCTTGAATAAACTCATTCAAAAAATCTCACAAGTCAATGAAGCATTAACTGCGCTTAATCAAAAATTCACCGCCCTAGATAGTGTGAATTTAAAAGAAGCTTACAACAGAGGTTACAATAAATAATGACACTTCAAGCGAATATATCAGAATTCGCTGAATTCATGGGAACTGAAATTAAGCGAATTGAGAATAAAATTCCGACAGGTGGCGGTAGCCAATCCAGTGATTCAATGATAATTACTGGAAATGGACGACCTGATAATCCTGAAACCACTGGTGGGAAAATTAAAGGGAATGAGCCTAACGGGACTCTTTATAATTCCTTAAATGGCGCTGGTGTCGGTGCGTATCTGTGGCAGAAGCAGAATAATAAATGGGTTGTTATTTCTGGCGACACTGGCTCTAGAGGAATGGCAAGCGCCTCTGTAAATGTTAAAGAGGGTACTGTATATCTAAGACGAGTAAATGATATGGTCGAATGTTCTTTCACTAATGGCCGATGGGGTACTATCTCGTTTTATGGAAGTAGTAACCCTAAATTCACAAGGAAGAACCACGCTAAGCGAATGGATATTTTACCTCGTCAAAAAATACCGTATGGATTTCAAACTAATGTGCCCATCATGTTGCCTTTTTATAGTGATGAAGGTGTTAATATCGCTTCTGTATATGTGGCTAATAAAGGCGATAGTAACTATATAGAACTACGCTTTAACGGCAACGTGTCAACAGCAGACCTTGACTACATGAGGATGCCTGTTATCACTTGGATAACAAACGACCCATTCCCAGATACACTCCCTTAATCCAGAAGTTCAGCAACTTCTTCCATGTTCGGGGCGTAATAGACGTTTTGAAGAATCCGAATGTCTTTATGTCCCGATATTTTAGCAAGCGTCATCACATCGACTTTTTTAGCCAATCTTGTCAAAGCCTCTCGCCTGGTGTCGTGGAAGTGTAAATATTCTCGGTTAGCCGTCTTTTTCAACTTTCTGAACGTTGCATCTAGAATATTAGACTTCACCTGGAAGCAAGTATCACCTTGCTCAATCTCATCTCTTAGCCTTTCCAATATCCTTACCGCATTTTTTGAAAGCGGAACAGTGCGAGAAGTGCCGTTTTTCGTCATTGGCAAATAAGCAGTCTTTCTTTCTAGGCTTACATTATCCCAAGTTAATCCGCATATCTCACCAGCTCGCATAGCTGTTTCAATCGCAAACAATAGCGCAGCTCCAGTTCTTGCTTTAGCTGTTTTCAAACTCTCGTTATATCCACTAATATTAACTATCTCGTCAATATCTTCTTGAGTAAATCTTTGCGTTCTTGGCTTGCTTGCTTTTGGCTGTTGCAGGCCAGTCATAGGGGAGGATTGAATATATCCCCATCGTTCCAGTG